GTAAATATGAACGCGTTTATTAAACAAGCTGAACAACGTATATACAACACTGTTCAGCTTGCCAATTTGCGTAAAAACGTAACTGGTTCTTTGACGGCATCTAATAAATACATGGCTTGTCCTACTGATTTTTTATCAGTGTATTCATTGGCCGTTTTCCCGGCTGCCGGAGGCGATTATTTGTATTTGCTGAACAAGGATGTTAACTTTATACGTGATGCGTATCCAAATCCAGCAACCACGGGTAAACCTAAACACTACGCCATTTTTGGGCCGCAAAGTGGTGATGTAAACGAGCTTACATTTATTGTCGGCCCAACCCCTGATGCATCGTATAGTGCCGAGTTGCATTATTACTACATCCCAGAATCTATTGTGACTGCGAGCAGCACTTGGCTTGGCGATAATTTTGATTCCGCCCTACTATACGGGACTATGTGTGAGGCAGTGACCTATATGAAGGGTGAGCCAGATATGGTGAAGCTGTACCAAGATCGTTACGTACAAGCTATTGCATTACTTAAGAACTTGGGTGACGGCAAGCAACGCGCTGACGCATACCGCGACGGGCAAGTTAGGGTGCAAGTCTCATGAGTATTGTTCAAACCCAAACCACCAGCTTCAAAAAAGAGTTGTATCAGGGCATTCACGACTTGTCTACCGACACGATCAAGATTGCCCTGTATACCGCTTCTGCAGATTTAAACTCAGACACTGCAGCGTATTCCAGCACCAATGAAGTTTCAGCCTCTGGATATACAGCAGGCGGGCAAATAATGACTGGGGTGGCAATTAGTTCAGACGGGTATGTAGCCTATGCCAACTGGGCAAATGTAAGCTGGACTACCGCTGTGACGGCTCGATGCGCTTTAATTTACAATGCAAGCAAGGCAAATAGGTCTGTGGCTGTTTTGGATTTTGGGGCCGACAAAAGTTCATCAACTACATTTCTTATTACCATGCCAGCTAATACTTCAACGTCGGCTTTAATTCGCTCATCCAACTAAGGAATTTTTATGTCAAATGAAAGAGCAAAATCTACAGATACGGTAATTAGTTCATTAATTGCTGGAACTCGTTCCACTGAATCTGCTATGGCTTTAGGTTACTTTACCATTCAGTGCTATGACAAAGACGGAAAGTTGAAATGGGAAGATGAAAACCACAATCTTGTAGTTAACGTTGGATTGCAATACATGTGCAGTTGCGCGCTGACTGCTGGCGCTACAGCTGTAACACAGATTACTGTTTGGTACATTGGTTTGTATGGCGCAGGAGCTTCAAACAACCCCGCTGCTTCCGACACAATGGCTTCGCACGCCGGTTGGACAGAAACTGTTCCTTACAGCAACGCTACACGCCCAGCTTGTACATTTGTGGCCGCAACGACTGCCAACCCATCAGTGGCTACAAACTCAGCTTCCGTAGCTGTATTTAACATCAACGCTACTGCGACTGTGGGCGGCGCGTTCCTTGTGAGCAACAATACTAAATCTGGAACTACAGGCACATTGTTTTCCGCCGCTGACTTCTCATCACCGGGTGACCGCAGCGTAGCTTCTGGCGATACTTTGAACGTGACATACACGCTTAGCTTGGCTGGTTGATAAGCGATGGCAAGCCGCTACTGGGTTGGTGGTACAGGCGTATGGGATGCTTCAACAACAACCCATTGGTCTGCTACATCTGGCGGCGCCAGCGGCGCATCTGCACCTACTTCCGCAGATGACGTATTTTTTGACCAAACAGGTTCATATAATGTTCAGGTAACTGGCTCTCTTATATCTTGTAATGACTATACAGTTTCAGCAGGAACGGTTACTTTTTCTGGATTTTGGACTACTACTATTTACGGTAATTTTTCTATTACCGCAAGTACAATTTATACACTCATAAATTATACATTTGCAGCAACTTCTTCAAAAACAATTAATACTAACGGCGCCTCCTTGCCTGGGCTTACTTTTAATGGGGTTGGCGGAACTTGGGTATTGCAAAGCAATATTCAAACAACTACAGCCGGTGGAACTGGTAGCGTAGAATTTACAAAAGGTACCATTGATTTAAATAATAAAACGTTTACTTGTACACGTTTTACTTCTAGTAATTCAAATACTAGAACAATTGCATTTGGGACTACAGGTTATATTAATGTTACAGGTTCTGGCGTTGTTTGGGATTTTACAACTTACACAAATTTTTCTACCACAGGAACGCAACTTGTATATGTAACAAACAGTTCCGCATCTTCAACTCAGCTTTATATTGGATATCTTTCAGAAGCAAATGCAATTAGTTTTATTTTTAATGGTACGGGCACAGGAAACACTTATCTTGGCGGTAACCAAGTTAGAAATATTACATTTACAAATTCGTATGGCGGGGGAATTCAAGCGGGCAATCAATTTACTCTTTTTGGTAGTTTTTATTATGGAAAATCTACCGGATTTCCTGCTGGTTTTGGCATACTTTTTCTTGGTTCAAGTACTCCAAGTATTACCAATACTTTTTATTGTTTAGCAACATTTACTGCTCTTATAAATATACAACTTAATGATGCAACAAATAAAATTATATTACAATCAGCAATAGCTTCAACATCATATTTACAATTATATCAAGGAATACTTGATTTAAATGGTTATGCTGTTACGCTTACTAGTATGAGTTTTGCCACTCAACCAAATACATTAATTTTTAATGGGTCAAAGTTAACTTTAACTGAAAGCAGTACACTTGTATTTGCGCCCGATGCTACCAATACAACATTAAGTGCTGGAAGTGTAAGCGGTGCAATAGTATCAATGACAGGCTCTTTAGCAAAAACTTTTGGCGATACCGGTCTTACTTTTACTTACCCATTTACGCTTGACCAAGGTGGCGCAGGAGCATTAACAATTGCCGGAACATGTATTATTAATAATATTACAAATTCGTATTCTGCAACTGGCGCAACAAGCATTATATTCCCAAACACAGTTACAACCAATCTTTATGATTTTACAGCTACCGGGGCAACTGGAAAAGTTTTAACATTAACTAGTACTACTTCCGGGACTATTGCAAACGTAGCTATAAACGGAAATATAGTTGCAGGAGTTGATTATCTAAACTATAAAGACATTTCTTTTTCCCCCGCACCTAATACAGCGGGCACTGCTGCATATAGCTGGTATAGCGGAAGTAATTCTGTTAATAGTGGGAATTGCGCTAATATTGTAGCGCTGCCAAATGGATATAGGGCTTATCAAATATTTTCAGGCACAAGCTGGACTGTGCCCGGAAACTGGAATAACTCAAATAACACAATACACTTGATTGGCGGCGGCGGTGGCGGCGGCGGTAGCCTTGCTACAAGTACAAGCAACAGAACTGGTGGCCCCGGTGGTGGCGGTGGCGGATATACAACTGTAACCAATGTAACTTTGGGAAGCACTGTTACTTATGCAATAGGGGCTGGAGGTACTGCTGGTGTTTCTGGTGGTGGAGCTGGCGGAACTGGCGGAACTACCACATTTGGAGCTTACTCTGCTGCTGGAGGCGGCGGCGGAACAACTACGGCAGGACCTGTTTCTACTGGCGGAGCTGGTGGCGTAGGAGGAACTTATACTGGCGGCGCCGGAGGCTCTGGCGCTGTTACAACTACCCTTAACTATGGAGTTGCCGGTGGTGGGGGCGGTGGCGCTGCTGGACCTCTTGGGGCTGGCGGTAGTGGCGGCAATGGAGAGTCATCAGCCTCAAATACAACATTAGTTGGCGGCGGCGGCGGGGGAAGTGGCGGAGGTTCTGCAGGCGGTAACGCTGTTGCAAACACTTCTAGTGGGGCTGGTGGTAATAACGCGGCAGGAACTGGTGGCGGGGCGGCTAAAACTGTAAGCGGATCTAATCCGGGCACGCTTGGTGGTGGTGGTAGTGGTGGATTTGCCACCACTGGCGCTGTTGGCAGTTATGCTCTTGATATATATCAAACCCCAGGCTCTGGAGCTGGCGCAGGTGGGCCTGGTTTTACAACTTCAAGCTCTTCACTTAGAGGTGCTGGTGGTAATGGTGCATATGTTTCTACCACAGGAAGCACATCTTCGGCTGTAGCAGGCGGCGCAGGCATTATTTTTATTGCTTATGCACTTGCCCCTACAAGCGCAAGTTTTGCAGATACCGTCACGGGAACAGATTCCATAAGCACAATTGGCACATTTAATCCTGTTGTAACAGATACTGCTACTAGTACGGATAATCTAACCACAATTGGTATATTTAATCCAGTTATAAATGAAACTGTAACCAATACGGATAATATAGATACAATTGTTGAATTTAATTCAACTGTAAATGAGACGGCAACTAATACGGATAATATAGATACAATTGGTATATTTAATCCAAACACAAATGAAACCGCAACTAGTACAGATAATATATCTATAATTGGTATATTTAATTCAAACACAAATGAAACCGCAACTAGTACAGATTTAATATCTCCTGTTTATATTGCAAATACAATTATAAATGAAGTTGCAACTAGTACGGATAATATAATTACAATTGGTACATTTAATCCTATTATAACAGATGTTATTACTGGTACGGATTTAATTTTAGGTAATATTTATTTTGTAAGTCAATTAAATGAAACAGTTACTGGCACAGATTTAATTGCACCTCGTTACATTGCAAATACTATTATAAATGAAACTGCAACTAGTACAGATTTAATTTCTCCTGTTTATATTGCAAATACAATTATAAATGAAACTGCAACTAGTACAGATAATATATCTATAATTGGTATATTTAATCCAAACATAAATGAAACCATAACTTTAATAGATACTGTTTTTACTACTAATATATTTAATGTAAATTTTACAGATTATGTTACTGCATACAGTGGATTTGCTGCCAACTATCTTTGGTTTCCAATTGTTGACAACCAAACGCCTAACTGGCAAAATGTAGGGACAGCACAAGTGCCCACATGGACTAGTGTAAACAACTCTCAAACAGTTACTTGGCAAAATGTAGGGACAGCACAAACACCTGCATGGACTGATGTAAACGACACACAAACACCGGGGTGGACCCCTATCTCGACGTAAGGAAAACACATGGCAACAGCATCTACATCACTCTTGGGTTTAGCACTTCCTGTTACCGGAGACCTTAGCGGGACTTGGGGTGATACAGTAAACAACTCCATTACATCGCTTTTAGACTCTGCAGTAGCTGGGACAACAACACTCAGCACAGATGCTGATGTAACTTTGTCAACTACAGTTCTGGGTGCAAACCAAGCTCGTCAACCAATTTTGCTTTGTTCTGGGGCGCGAACTGCACTACGCACAATTACAGCGCCAGCACAATCAAAAATTTATTCAATCATAAATTCCACAACAGGTGGGTTTGGTGTAAAAATTGTTGGTGTAGGCCCAACAACAGGAGTAACTCTTCTTGCTGGAGAGTCTGCACTGGTGGCGTGGAATGGATCTGATTTTGCTAAAATTAGTGGCTCCGGTGGAACTGTATCGTATACTAATCTTACAGTAACTGGAACAACTACTTTATCTGGATTAACCGCATCAACTGCATTAGCTCTTGATGCCAGCAAAAATATTGTTAGCGTAACAAATACAGGCACTGGAAATAATGTATTAGCCACCAGCCCCGTTTTGGTTACTCCAGATTTAGGAACTCCGTCAGCTTTAACGCTTACTAATGCTACAGGATTACCCGGCGGAGGCTTAACGGGATTTTATTATCAAGCTTCTTCTATCTACGGGAGTTATAGTTATGGTATTCCGGTTGCATCTGCTTCAGGCACTTTAACATCAAGTGCTTATTTAACATGGACAGACAAAATTATAAGTATTCAAAACGCTCAACCCAAATTTTGGCTTGGTAATTATGGAATAGCAACTGTTATGGGTGCTTTCACAACAGGAAACTCATCTTTTCATCAAGTTGATATAACTTATAATGCATGGCGGCAGGGCACTTGGTATTATAATTTTGCCGATTACACTAGCGTTGCATTGCGTTTATCTTTAATTGATGGAGCAGCTAGTGCCACTTCTGGTAATACGGGCCTTATTTTATACAGCGCCCCAATAGCACCAGCAAACAATGCCGCCCTTACTTGGACTCAATCATTTATGGTTGATTTTTTGGGTAATATGGTTTTAGGCTCTATAGTTCCAACTAACTATTCCAATTACACAACTTTTACGCTTTCAGGAACTAATGGTGGACGAGTTGATTTTAATTATGGATCTACATTACAAGGATCTATTTATGGAAAATCTGGAGCTGCGGGATTAAGGATTTCTTCTTCATCAGCATTAACGATTTTTACTGATTCTATTTATCACAGCTCTAGTGGTGATACATACCATCGGTTTCTTAATATAGATACAAACTCAAATCTTTTTCAGGGTGAATTTCCTCATTCAATTACACAAGCTTGGAACACTGGATGGTTTGTACAAGGCTCTGAAAATGGGGCCGTTGCATTTGGAACTATAAATGCTATACCAAAAGAAGGAGTTGTTTTAGTTTATGGAGCTTATGCTAGTACAACAGCCCCAGATACTGGTTGGATATATACAGTAACAAGTTACCCAGCTACAAAATTTAGTCTTTATCGTGAAGATGGTTCATTTCGATGGTATGTTGATAATACCAGTGGCGCAGGCGGAGTTGGCGGAAATCCAGTTACATGGCTTCGCCCAATGACACTAGATGCCAGCCGTAACTTGTTGCTTAATACGATAGCTACCCCAACTTCAGCAGTGGGAACTTTTGCAATGGGAAATGCCACCGCACCAACAGCCAGCATTGTTGGAGGCATCTTATATGTGGACAGCGGAGCTTTAAAATATCTCGGTCAGTCTGGCACGGTAACAACCATTGCAGTGGCATAAAACACAAGGCATAATTGATACGGGGTACACGGCTTCCCCATTTAAGCCGATGCTGGAAAATTAAATGACTGAAGATTTGAAAACACCGATTGCTTTAAATTTGCCTTTGGGCGCTTTAAACATTGTGATGACTGCGCTTGGTAAGGCCCCTTATGAGCAAGTTGCTGATCTGGTGCAATCCATTCGAGAGCAAGCAATTCCGCAACTAAAAAAAGCACAGGATGCTCCGGCACCTGAAGAAGTAGAGTAAACCAGCGGCCTTCGGGCCGTTTTTTCCATAGGCTAGGCATGATCGACCCAATCACAATTAGCGCAGCTTTTGCCATAGCCAAGAGCACCATTGCTGGTGTGCAAGAAGCCATCCAGATGGGCAAAGACCTGCAAGAGTGCAGCGGTGATCTGATTAAATTCTTTGAGATGCGCGACACCGTTGCCAAGGCGGCAACCGAAGACAAAGGCAAGAAGCCTCGCTCCGACATGGGCCAAGCCCTTGACACTGTGATGCAAGCCAAAGCCTTGCGGGACGCTGAGAAGAAGCTCAAAGAACAATTGATTTACTCAGGCCAAGGCGATGTCTGGGAGGCCATTCAGGCTGAGTACAACCTGATCCAAGCCAACCGCCGCAAGGAAGAGCGTGAAGCCGAAGCGGCTAAAAAAAAGCGCAGTGAACAAATGGCTGAGATGGTAGAAACGTTGTTTTATGGCTTGGCTGGTTGCATTGTCGGCGGCCTAATTTGCTGGGGCACTTTTGAATTTATTGTGTACAAAATGAAAGGTTGATATGAATGAATTACTTTCTCTCCTCAAAGGCGCTGCACCTACTCTGGCTACCATTGTTGCTGGTCCTTTGGGTGGTGCTGCTGTGTCTGCTATTGCTGGCAAATTTGGTGTTTCCGACAGCGTGGAAGCCGTAGCCAAAGCCATCGCTGGCGACCCACAGGCCGCGCAAAAGCTGGCTGAGATGGAGCTGGAATACGCAAAGCTGGATGCCGCCGACCGTGACAGCGCACGCAAGCGCGAGTCAGAAATTGCTACCAGCGCAACGGCTCCTTGGTACAGCAAAATGGTTACGCCTGCTTTGGCTTTGGGCATGTTTGCGCTTTGGGGTGTGGTTAACATCATGCTGCTCAACAGCGCAATTCCTGATCCCATGCGCGAGATTGTCATCCGTATGCTCGGCTCATTGGATGCAGCTAACATGCTGATCCTCTCTTATTATTTTGGCAACTCACATAAGCACTGATATGAAAGACAATTTTTCTAAAGCCCTTGCCGCC